CGGAATGCTCTCTCTTGAAGATATGGACTCACTCGGTCAGTTGAAAGGCGCAGAGTTTGACAAGGCTTGGGCCAAGGGCATGATCGCGCACCACGAAGGCGCAATCGCGATGGCAAATGACGTACTTGCTAACGGCAAGAACAGCGAAATTCTTGCTCTTGCAAATGCAGTGGTCTCTGGTCAGTCCACAGAGATTGAGATACTAAAGCCACTCGCTGGCTAAATCGTTAATCGTCTGACACGTCGGGTTACACCAACGAAAGAGCACTTCCCCACTTATTTGATTGGTGCCCCCGGCATGAATTGAACGTTCGAGCTTCGATATCCGCAACGCTTCGCATGCATGCGCGACGAAATCCATCAACTTGGGACATGCGTGAGATACTACTGATTAGCCACTATTCCCTTGCTCCTACACCTATACGTCATGCAAATAGGGCTAGAACAGAAATTTTTGTTAGTGAATACGAAATTCACATGCCCTAATAGGCATAGCGGGTAAGTATGGCAAGCTTTCCAATAATGATGGTAACGGTATCTGGGTGGGATATGTACCCGGAATCGAAAATGATAACCTATCCATTGGCGTCAAGTGTGCAAACTGTGCGCTATATGAAGGCAATGGTGTTTGCAAGATCGTGGCTCAGACAGTAGAAGATAATGGCTATTGTAGATTGGCTGCCATCTGGGATGGCGCAGTAGATAGCTCAAAGAAAGATGATGGCAATGAATAACTATTGGCTATCAGAATATCATTCTCCAGACGATGAAGAAATGCCCGAAGATTCTACGGATCCAGATGATCCCGAAGAAAAGTTAAATCCTCGCCAAAGAATGATGTACGATCATTATGAACATTTGGTTGAGATGTTTGGCAAGTTTGATCAGACATCAAAAGCTAACGGGGCACACTATGCTCCGGCTAAAGCTAACCCTTTTATTAAGCAGGGTATGATTTGTTCTAACTGTGTTTTCTTTATGGGTGGTCAGGGATGTGGAATAGTAGCTGGCAAGATTGAACCTAACGCTGTATGCAAGCTGTGGATTATTCCGGAAGAATTAATTAAATAATAATTAATCAGACTCATCCATTTCTTTTTTGATTACAGCACCAAATAATACTATCACTAAAGTAGCAATGCTGATTTTAATTCCCCATGATTGTATATCGCCAGACAAAGTAATAAGAACAAGTATTGTTCCGGCAATTGTCCAAGCCTGCTCATAAAGTGCAGCTATTAATTTAGTTATAAATTTTTTCATTATTAATCTCCCTGTTGTTATTTTCTTCTTGAGGCTCCAGCTACTGGAGCAATAGCAATAACTGCTCCCGCAGCTATAACTGCTCTTCTTTGTCCCACATTTATTGCAGAACCTAGAGGCACATAAGTATTTAAACTTCCTGAGCCAAATATGTTTATTTCTTCTTCAAATGAAGAACGAACTTCTGTTGGAGCGTCTTGTACCGCAGCAATAATCTCTAAAGCCTGTTCATCTGTTATGTCATCTATGGGGATCTCAGCAAAGATTTCTGCTGCTTGTTCTCCATCGATAGATGATAGTACCTCTGCACTTGTGGCAATCTCAGTTGCTTGTTCTTCCGTGATTCCATTTTCTATAATTGCATCGACAGCTTCCTGAACTTGCTCATCAGTAACTGTGTCACTACTCAACACGTCAACTAGATTTTCGAATTGTTCGTCACTCAATGGCTGATCCAAAACGGCATCAATGACTGCAGTAAACTCTTCATCACTCAAGGGTTCCTCGAACACGGCGTCAAGGACCTCAGCAAACGCTTCATCACTTAATTCTTCGGTGAACACTTGATCGAGAACTTCCGTAAACTGTTCTACTGATAAATCTCCTGATAATAATTCTGTGGCTGCAGCAACTAACTCTTCTTCATTTTCAGCTGAAGTTAAAATTTCATCTACGGCATTAGCAAATTCTTCTTCAGTTAAATCTCCAGATAAAATTTCATCCACCTGATCAGATATCTCTTCTGGAAGAGTAGTCTCAGGTTCTGGTACTGTAGTTTCAGGCTCAGGAATAGTTGTTTCTGGCTCTGTAGTTTCAGGTTCGGGATCAACTATAGGGGGATCTGTATCTGGAGGAATAACTACAGGAGGAATTGTTTCTGGTTCAGTTGTAGTAGTTATTTCTGGCTCAGTTGTAGTAGTGGTTTCTGGTTCCGGCTCAGTTGTGGTTGTGGTTTCTGGCTCTGGCTCGGTGGTAGTTGTTGTGGTTTCAGGCTCGGTTGTAGTGGTTGTAGTGGTTGTAGTGGTTGGAGTTGGGTCAATAACAGTGACGTCAACGGTTGCTTCGGGTCCATAAGCACAAGGACCTATTCCTTCTGGGTCAAAACAACTTTGATTTCCCGCTTTAATACCAAAGCGAACAGGGCCAAACCCAGTAGTCGAGGAGAACATATAGTCAGCAAGTGAGTAATTGGTTCCCTGGTTAGTCCAAACCCCCCAACCATTCAATGTGGTTCCGCCAATTTCATCAAGGCCGTAGAACGTGACTCCATAAGCATAAATATCAACATTGCTTGCTGTTGGCGCGTCCCAATCTAAGTTTACGCTCCCATTTTCATTAGCTATTGCTGTCAAGTTTTGAACCGCATTAAAGTACGGAGGAAGAGTAGTTGTTGTAGTCGTAGTAGTTGTAGGTGTTTCGCCGGAAGTGCCAAGAATACGAATGTAATACCCGCACCAGGAACTGCCCCATGTGTAGGTTGAGATGCCATTTGCAGTGCTGCCTGCGTAGAACTGGTAGTTGTCTACCAGATATGGTTCAATGATCGCCGTTTCGCCAACGTCAATTAAACCAGCGTGAACAGCAGCTGAAGAAAACGTTGAGTCATCTGTGTAGGGATTGGAACCCCAGATTGCGCCACCAGAAGTTCCGGTGACAGTAAAGGCTTGATATGGACCGCAGCCATTATTGCCAGGAGTAAAAGGCAGTGGTGCCGGAGTGATAGATAAATTTACATTGTCAATGCTCGGACCGTAGTGCCCAGCCCAGTATCCATTGTCCATACCACTAAAGGTTATTGTAGCGGTCGTTGCACCTTGCGGAACTGTAATGGACAGGCTGAAGTTTTCAAGATCATGAGCAACAGATCTAGTAACTGTGGCTGAGGCGGGAGAAGGAGAATTAGAAGATAGCGTTGCTGTCCAGGTGTCTGATATAACACCTTGGCCTACGCTATTGGTCACATTATTATCAACCACAAATGAAACACTTATAATCTCTCCTGGTGTGACAGGAATAGATTGGAAAACTTCGCCGGCTTCATAAGAAAATTGCAAAGAGCCATTGAATAAAACTCCAGAGCCTCCGTTCTGGGAGACTGTCCATCCGGAGGACCCATTAAAGTCTCCATTGACTAATAAGTTGCTTGCGTGCGCACTTGATAGCGGCGCAAAAAAGCCAACAACAGCGATGCTGATTGTGGAAAACCTAAATAAGTTACTAATAAAATTCCGCATGATAAAGACTCCCATCCTCGATAAAATAGTAAGACTAAAGCGGCCAAATAAGAGCATAGATTGTTGACACACTAGATATTATTGTGATAATATATAGATATATTTTATTGACATTAAGGTTTAAATGATTTCTATTTGTACACCAACTTATAATACTGATCCAAGTATTCTAGCTAGAACTTGGGCAAGTCTTAAATCTCAGACCTATACTGACTGGGAGTGGGTCGTTTGGGATGACTCTACCAACAATGATACATGGAGTCAAATTTATGGTTTAGCGTCTGATGAAAGATTCAGACTAATGGCACATAAATCACACGTCCATTCTGGAAGTATCGGTAGAGTTAAGCGTCAGTGCATGATGGCAGCTGAGGGGGATATCTTAGTAGAGTTAGATCACGATGATGAATTAATGCCCGACGCACTACAGTTAATTGCTGACGCATTTACTGATCCAGAAGTTGGATTTGTTTATTCTGATTGGTGTGAAATTTTACCAGATGGTCAATCGGGAAGATACCCAGAGGGTTGGGCTTTTGGTTATGGTTCAGATTACTGGGACGAAGAGCATCAAGTCTGGACAATGCGTGCTCCAGAAGTCAATCCCACTACTATTAGACATATCGTTTCAGCACCTAATCATGTACGTGCATGGCGAGCTAGTGTCTATAGAGAATTAAATGGGCATGATCCTCGTTTTACTGTAGCAGATGATTTTGATTTAGTTGTTAGAACTTTTTTAATTACTAAATTTAATTATATTCCCAAGATGATTTACAAGCAACACATTGGTCCTTCCACTGCACAGCGTACACGCAATGCCTTGATTCAACACAACGTTGCAGAAATCGCAGCTAAATACGATAATTTAATTACTAAACGTTTTGAAGATTTGGAATCTTGTTCTGGCACAACAGAATAAAAAATGTTACTATTAACATAAGCGCTTATTTTATATTCCTATAGAGGTTTTTACATGGCTAATACTATTTTAGTTAAGAATTCAGGTACGACTACGTCTGTACCTGCTTCTATGACTCATGGGGAACTGGCGTTAAACTACGCAGATGGCAAGCTGTTCTTTAAGAACGTATCTAATGCTATTGTTGGCGCTAAATTAATTACTGGAATTACTGGCACTACAGATCAAATTACTGTAACTGAAACCTCTGGCTCTTTTGTTGTAAGCTTACCATCCGCCGTCTCAGTTTCTGGCAATATAGCTGCTGGAGGCAACCTCATCTCCAATAACTCATCTGGTGATGAGGGTGGTGAAATTTTCCTAAAGAAAGCAGTTACCAACACCACCCTTACTGGTGGAGTCACTATTGACGTTTGGCGAAACAGACTTCGTTTCTTTGAGCAAGGCGGAAATGCAAGAGGTTTTTATCTTGACATAAGTACCGGAGGCGATGGTGTTGGCACCAGTCTTCTTGCTGGCGTACAAGGTCCACAAGGCCCTCAAGGAGTCACAGGCTCCCAAGGAGCTACGGGCTCTCAAGGAGCCACAGGTTCTCAGGGGGCTATCGGTCCCCAAGGTGCAACGGGAGCTACTGGATCTCAGGGCCCACAAGGTTCAGCTGGCACCCAAGGTGCAACGGGACCTCAGGGTGCTACTGGAGCGCAGGGCAGCCAAGGGTCAGTTGGTAGCAGTGGACCTCAAGGTGACGTTGGTCCCCAAGGTGCCACTGGCTCACAAGGGGCAACAGGTTCTCAGGGCCCTCAGGGCAGTGTTGGATCTCAGGGTGCAACAGGAGCTCAAGGCTCAACTGGAGCTCAGGGAGCGACAGGAGCTCAAGGAGATATAGGTCCTCAGGGAGTTGCTGGATCTCAAGGAGCCACTGGTTCACAAGGGGCCACAGGGTCTCAGGGATCGATTGGATCTCAGGGCTCAACTGGACCGCAGGGAGACGTCGGTCCTCAAGGTGCAGTTGGCTCACAAGGAGCGCAAGGTGCAACAGGCCCCCAAGGCTCAACAGGATCTCAGGGATCTACAGGTCCCCAGGGGGCAACTGGGCCACAGGGGGATGCGGGAGCTCAGGGATCCGTTGGTCCACAGGGAGTTCAAGGTGCCACAGGATCTCAGGGTAGCACTGGGGCACAGGGAGCAACGGGCTCTTTTGGCGGAGCAACTTTTTCATATAATTATTTAACAAGTACAGCAGATAGTGATCCCGGCACAACAAACTTAAAGTTTAATAATACTTTTTCAACTGCAACTTTTCTATACATAGACCCAGTTGACAGTAACTCTGTAGATGTATCTGCATATCTTGAAACAATTGATGATTCAACTTCTACAATTAAGGGACACTTTAGGGTAGAGGAAGTTGGGAATTCAGCGGTCTTTGCTTATTACGCAATAAGTGGAGCACACACTTATGTCTCCTCATATTATAAAGTTCCAGTTACTTATCTGACTGGCTCTTCTCCATCATGGGCGAATGGTCAAGATATAATTATTACATTTGTTCGTACTGGCGACAAAGGTGATACTGGTAATACAGGCGCACAGGGTGCAACTGGTTCTCAGGGAGCAACTGGTTCTCAGGGGGCAACTGGAGCTCAAGGAGCAACTGGCGCACAGGGAGCTACTGGCACCACGGGAGACACTGGATCACAAGGTTCAACGGGTCCTCAGGGTTCGATAGGACCACAGGGTACTACTGGCCCTCAAGGTCCACAGGGATCCGTTGGCGCTCAAGGAGCCACGGGATCACAAGGAACAACAGGCCCCCAAGGTGATGCGGGATCCCAAGGAGCAACTGGATCCCAAGGTGCAACAGGATCTCAAGGTGCAATCGGACCACAGGGACCCCAAGGGGACGCTGGCTCACAAGGCGCTACTGGCTCACAAGGTGCTGCTGGCCCTCAAGGAGATGTTGGTCCTCAAGGCTCCACTGGCCCGCAGGGTCCGCAGGGATCCGTTGGAGCCCAAGGTGCCACAGGAGCCCAGGGTTCGACTGGACCACAAGGAGCAACTGGACCACAGGGCTCTACTGGTCCACAAGGAGACATAGGTCCGCAAGGTTCAACTGGAGCCCAAGGTCCGCAAGGGGCAACTGGATCTCAAGGTGCTACTGGCCCGCAAGGATCAAACGGCGCACAAGGTCCTTCTGGACCCACAGGCTCAATTGACGATCTTTCAGATGTTGTTATTACGTCTCCAGTGTCAACAGAGGTATTGAAGTACAGCTCAGGTTCGTGGGTAAACAGTGTAATCACTCTTGGGACGGATACAACAGGCAACTACGTATCTGGGTTTACTTCCGGGACAGGAGTCACAGTAACTCATACACCAGCAGAGGGTTCAAACGCATCTATTGCGTTGTCCAATACAAGTATTTCGCTTAATGGTTCGTCAATTTCTCTAACTAGTGCTGGTACACAGACAATTACCGCAGATGCAGGTACATTGACAGGTACAATATTAGCTTCAGGGGTTGTATCATCATCATTGACAAGTGTTGGGACAATTACAACTGGCGTATGGAACGGCACAGCTATTGCTATCGCCAATGGCGGAACTGGTGCTACAGATGCCTCTACAGCACGAAGTAATCTTGGTCTAGCTATTGGTACAAACGTTCAAGGCTATGATGCAGAATTAACAGCATTAGCAGGACTAACTAGTGCAGCTGATACACTTCCGTATTTTACAGGTTCAGGGACAGCTAGTACTACAACGCTGACAACATTTGGTCGTTCACTTATCGACGATGCAGATAATACTACAGCAAGAACAACTCTTGGTCTTGCCATTGGAACAAACGTTCAGGCATATGATGCAGATCTTTCAGCTATTGCAGCACTAGCTGGTACCTCAGGATTGCTTAAGAAGACAGCTGCTGATACATGGGCGTTAGATACAGATACGTATTTGACATCTTCAACTGGCGTTACTACAGTCAATGGGTCAAGTGGAGCAATTACAGGTATTGCTACAACAGCTGGGACTCTTGGACAGTTTGCAGCTACATCTTCATCAGCACTTGCTGGAGTTATCTCAGATGAGACAGGCTCAGGAGTTCTTGTATTTGGTACATCACCAGCAATTACGACGAGCTTAACAACTGGTAGTGCTTCTTTTGATCTAATCAACACAACAGCAACAACTGTAAACTTTGCAGGAGCTGCTACAACGTTGAATATTGGTAACTCGTCTGGGACAGTTACAATTGCTGGAAACCTAACAGTTAATGGCACTACAACCACTATCAACTCAACGACCTTAAACGTTGATGACAAGAATATCGTTCTTGGTGCTGATAATACTCTTGATACTGCAGCAGATGGTGGAGGCATTACCTTAAAGGGAGCGTCAGATAAGACGTGGAATTGGGTTGACGCAACTGATGCTTGGACATCTTCAGAGCATATCAATCTTGCTTCAGGCAAAGCGTACTACATTAACGGTACGTCTGTACTTAATGGAACGACACTTGGTTCGGGTGTAACTGGTTCAAGCTTAACTTCTGTTGGTACGATTGGCACAGGAACTTGGTCTGCTTCCTTTGGCGCAGTATCAGGTGCAAACTTAACTAGCCTTACTGCCGCGAACCTATCGGGTACTATCTCCGCTACAGTAATGGGCAACTCAAATCTAGTGACTTCAGTCAGTAGTTCTGGCACATCCTTTACCGCCGATACAACGGTACTGTCTACAACACAGTCGATAGAGTACACTATAAGATTGACACAAGGAACTAAGTTCAGAACGTCAAAAGTACTCGTACATCCCAATGGTGCGGCAAGCGATCCAAAAGTTGACTATGTCGAATATGCAGTCATGGAAGCCGGTGGCGCTATAACAGGAGTATCTGTAAGTGCTACAACTTCAGGGACGAACATCCTTCTATCCGTTGCAGCAACTTCAAGCGTAACAGCTAAGTTAATCAAGGTGGTGATGCAGTAATGGCATTAGCAACATTCCAGATATCAGACGATCTTAACATAGACGGAGCAATTGTCAATCTTGCAGGAGCTACTTCAGGACAGACATTAGTCTATTCTGCAAGTGGGACAGTCTTTAATCCCACGACAATAACCCCAGTCGGAACTGTCATCATGTATGTTGGGAGTACAGCTCCTAGTGGATGGCTAGTTTGTGATGGGACAGTTTACAATACAAGTTCTTACCCGACACTTGGCGCTTTGCTAGTTTCAAAGTACGGTGGCAACGGTACAACTACTTTTGGAGTCCCAAACTTTAACGGGCGTGTCCCAGTAGCGATGAATGCAGCAACAACTACACCACCAACAACTCTTGCTAGTGCTACAAATACGTATAACCACTCCCATACAGCGGTCTATGGTACAGACGGTGCAGCGGTATCATTAGATCATACCCACAATACCGCTCAAGGTGCATCCCATTATCATGATACTACTGCAGATAAGGGTACCCATACCCATGGACCTACAAGTTATGGCGGATCAACACATACCCACAGCTTAGCTTACAAGACGGGAAACGTATCTCAAGCTACAGGCTATGGTGATGATGGACATCAACACCAGTATGCTTACAGTTTTTCAAATCATGCTCACAACTCAGCAAATCAAAGTGCTAATCATACACATGGTGGCACATATGATACATCCATGAGTCATGTACATCAACACAACAGTGTTACTTTGAACACAAATGCACAGTCAACAAGCATCAGTTCACACGGACATGGAACACTTCCAGCTATGCGATTTTTATTTGTGATAAAGACGTGAATTATGGCATCATCTAAATTCTATATTCCCACAACGCTAACAACCTCCAGTGTACTAATTGACACTTCTGGAGCAGCGGAACAGTCAACGTTGATGTATAAGTCTGGTTCTAGTAAGTTTGTTGCTACTGAACGAGCTATCCCTGTCGGCATTATCCGTATGTATACGTCAAATAGTGCGCCAACAAATTATGTGATCTGTAATGGGCAATCGCTAAATACTTACACATATAGGCTCTTGCATGCTGTCATGTCAAATAAATATGGCGGTACTGCTTACAGTGCTGGGGTAACAGATCAATCAGGTGCTGCAACAACCTTTACTCTTCCCAACTTCTCAGATACTTACTGGCCGTGGCCCAGTAATGCAAACACAGGCCTTGTTAATACAGGTTTTACAGGTAACACCGCTGTAGATATCGATCATACTCATGTATTTCCAATAACGCAAACAGCTGGTTCAGCTAACGTTGATCATGGCCACAATACTCCAGCGAGTAATACAGAGTCTGCTAACCATACCCATACATACAATACAGACCTGCAAGCCAGTGGCCTTCATTCGCATAACATTCAAGGCAACTCCGCAAACCACTCCCACGTGTATATTAGAAGTAACTCAGGCACTAATACAGAATATACAGGTTATGGTTCTGCTAATCATCGTCATGACATAGGTAACCCATGGTCAAATCATTCCCACAACACTAGTACGAGCGATGGACATGTTCATAGTACTAATACTGCTGGTAGTAACCACACTACACATAACTACGCAATGACAAGTAACGCAGCAACGCTAAGCCATTCACATACCCATAATGCTGTAACAGGTATTTACTATTACGTGAGGTTCCAGTAATGGCAAAGTCTCCTTTTACTACTGGTTCAACAGTCAAGGTAGATAGTATCGTCATAGATGCGTCTTCTCCATTAGACGGAGAGATCCTTGTTTATGATGGCACACAGTTTATTACCGACCCTCCAGTACCAGTAGGAACCGTAGAGATGTGGGGAGGGCTTTCCACAAGCATGCCTTATGGTTGGCTACTATGCGATGGACAGCAAGTTCTTTCCTCATCTGCTTTAGGAATAGTACTAAGCACAAGGTACAACACAGGTGGAGAAACAGCAGGTTACGTACGTGTGCCTAACATATCAGCTGTGTGGCCAGTTGGAATAGCTTCAGGTGGTGCAGGTGGGACAACCACTACTACATACTCTGACGCAAACGTAGCACATAGTCATGCTAGCTTTACTGGGTCAGTAGCTAATACAAACGCAGACGGGTCTACCCACTGGCATAACTATTCAGCAGGTGGCGCACATAGTCACTACACCAATACAGTGGATAACAACCACTATCATCAGACTAACTCAACAAGCAATAATCACTTGCACTATACTGGTGGCGCCAACATTGCGTATTCAAACACTGGCTTCACAGCTCATAACTCCGGCGATCATGGTAATAGTGCTGCTGACTATGGTCTGCATTCTCACAATACTGGGACCGAGAGTGTTACTCACATTCACAATATCAGTGCAGGTAACCAAGCAGGAACCGTTCATAATCATTCGTGGAATTCAAACTCTACTTCAAGCGCAGGAATAAACGCTCCTGGAAGTCATACGCATGCAGTTAATCTCGTACAAACCTGTTTTATAATCAAGACTTAGGAGGAACATGTTAAACCATCATCCAACACATTCATACGGAATAGGCTACTACTTCCGCGAAATTGGTCTAACAGACCAAAAGGGCTTTTTTACGTTTGTAAGAGCAGTAAAGAATTTCCGTTTTGAATCAGAACGCGATGAAGAACGTCGATCAGACTTTAATCGTTGCGACAATGCTGCCCCAAGAGACATAGTACTACCTAGCGGCTTCCACGAATGGAACTATGATACTGAACGTTGTTCTTGCGGATCTTTAGAGAAGCCAATTGGCACAACTAATACTCATCGCGTCTTCTTGACAAAGTGTAGTGTATTCCGCGTCCCCATACAGACGTATGGAGGCTTTATTACGTACCTAGAGTATAATGAGCCTGACAAAGAGTATGATGATTTGTTAACTTTTGAATGTGGCGCAAGAACCCTTCAAGAATTGTTTCGCTATATACTAGAGTGGCAATGGGTACATTTGAACATGGGGAACAATGAGCTTGTAGCTAGAGAAGCTGATAAGTTTGTAAACACAATCGATATTCCCGAAGAGCTTATTAACTGGTTGTGGGACTCCGTACCAGATCAGCATGTAGCAAGATATTTACGTGGCATACCTAATCCTAGAGATCGAAATGAACTAGAAGATATCCCAGATATGTCCGACGAGTTTAACTTGTGGCTAGATATTCAGATTACACAAACGCCCACGTTGTGGCCTTGGGGGCCAAGATAGCATGGATATTACACATTATAGTACAGTCTGTCCAATAGATTTTGACTTTCAAAATGTTCGCTCTCAAGTTTATACTCAAATCCCCCATTCTGAGTATTCACTCTTAAATACGTCAAATAAAAAGCTCGTACCCATAGACCTCTATGCATTATTCGTAGACGACAGAGGGAATTTGTTTTTAGCATTAAACAGTCTCTTTAAGACGTATGACTTTATACTTACTTATCAAGGACGCGAGCGTATAGTAAACTACGTTCCTTATGAGCAAACGAAACACCTACTAGACCATACACCTGATTCGACTAATGGTTTCTTCAAGTTTATGGACTCCAAACCAGCAGGTCGATATAGTGCGGAGAGATGTGATGCTACAAGAAATGGCCCAGCAGTTTTTATTCGCGATGGACAAGTTGTAACTGGGACCGCCGTTAATAGTCTAAGGCCAATGTTGTTAAGCGACCTAGAGATGTATTTCCCTATACTGTCAGTTGATGGCGTTGGGCATCTTATATACGTCAAGTACTATGAAGGTCAGAATGATTCTAATGAAGAGTTTGAAACAAATGAAAGTGATCTTCCTTCTGCTACAAGAAGTATCTTTCCGCTATTGAAACTACTCATTGAGTGGGAAGAGATGTTAGCAAATCCGTGGAGCTCGATAGAACCTCTTCCCATAGCTATAGGAGAGTTTTTTTCAAAACTTGAATTATCACAATCTGTACGAGATGATATTAGGTCAAACCATGGACCTATGCACATCTATCGCTATTTACATAATGATCAGAATGCTAGAAGACAGCCACCAGCTAATGAATTGTCAGTATTAACTAATACAACTAAGCTATGGTTGCAATCAAAAATGTTTTATGATAATATAGGACATATGTATAGGAGTATGTTTCCAAGCACAAGGCGATAATGTGAAATTACGGTATGTTAATCAGGGTATAGCTTTTTACGAAAATGGTTTAAGTGACGAATTGTGTGATACAATTTGGTCGTTTTACTACGACAGTATGGAGCTAGCAAGACCTGGGGTTACAATTTCAGGTAATGCACAAACAGCTGGAGGAGAACCTTGGAAGCATACTCTAGACCAGCAAGCTTTTCTGCCAGGTTCAGAAGAACATCCACTTAAGCAACGTCGTGGAGAGATAGACGAAGAAATCTATCAACAGTTACGTCCAGTTATAAGTGACTATCTAGATCGTTTTAAGTATCTAGCAGAAGCACCAGGTATCACAGACACAGGCTACTTATGGCAAATGTATCGTCAAAATGAAGGATACTACAAAGAGCATGTTGACGGATCAAACTGGGTTCCTAAAGTCTTTAAGAGAGTTGGAGCTATTATTTGCTACATCAACACTGTTGAAGAAGGTGGCGAAACAACTTTCAGTTATCAAGATTTCAAAGTCAAGCCTGAAAAGGGCGGCGTAGTAGTCTTTCCAGCAACATGGACGTATCCTCACCAGTCTCTCGTGCCTATGTCATCTGATAAGTTGATTATCAGTTCATTTCTAGAATGCCAACCGTTATTCCACGTACACGAAGAACACTAAAAATTAGCGCACAACAATCATAAATTTTTTCAGGTTGCCTAGATTATCCTAGCTGTTACATTAATCGTAAAGCATTTTATTTAATTCCAGATTTGCAACTTTTTGCCAAAACGAATTTGGCCCTCAAAATTTTTTCTCAAATTTACCTATATAGGGTTTTTTAATTATTAATTATTGAGAATCTAAAATAGAGTTTGATTCATCCATATATTATATTGATTATCACCGTCAGGAGGTAGCACCTTGCCTGAGTCTATTTTTCTCCACATAGACGGAGAATGTGACTCTTCTATAGCCTCAGCGTGTTCGGGCGTCTCATAGAGGCGTATAATGTGGATACAGGGATCATCTCCACCCCATATCATCTCTGACTCATCCTCCGTAAGGGGTAGGCTATCATGGGTCTCGCAAATCGCCGGACCACACCATCTATTGTTTATGCCTACTTGAAGCCATTCATTAAAAGTCATTTGTTTAAATCCTTTATTTTATATTTGATATTAAGTATTATATCATCTGCATTTAAAGAGTCGTACACAATATATATACTAAGTTGATAGAGGCGGCAAAAAATAAATTCAGTTCATATATGATACATTAATTATCTAAAAGCTTTTCTATTAAAGTATCTACATCTTCTACGATTACTCTTTTAGGCATAGATTGTACATTAGGGGTTATATTAACTATAAATCCATCAGTAAATTTAGCAAAAAAATCTATCATATAAAGATTATCTGACTCTGTAACATAACTTTTATAAAAATTTAATATTCCATGAAAATTGGTATTTTTATATTCTTTGGAAATTGGTTCTTTTTTTGTCCAATTATTTTCTAAGTATACAAGTTCACCATCAATATTAATCAAATAGCTATCCAGCATATTATTAAGATCTTTTGTTTGAAATTCTAAAGATTCAAAAGATACTATTTTACCCTCAATAATTACTTCCGGAATAGGATATTGGCTGATGATAGTGTCATAAAGTCCCATAAATGCTCCAATTTGATAGTACTATTATGAATAGTATATCATGTTTTGGAGCAAATAAATGACACCTAACGAACAATTTGACGAATCTATGAAACTTGCCATAGAAAAACAGATGTCTTCAGACACAATGCTTCCTAGAAAAGAATATACACCGGTAACAAGAACTATCGAAGAGTTTATGAGTACAAATTTTTCTAAAGAAGAATATGCAAAGTTAGAGTTCCTCGCAAGGAGTCGTGATTCAAGCTTAGTACAACGAGGGGAAGGGGCTCTAAATGCAAAGTTAGTAGAAAGTTTTAATCGTAAATATTTAGCTCAAACAGGTTTCATGTATCACTTTGCGCCTAAGTCAGCTAGAAAAGATATCGAGCAGAAAGGGATTAAATTAACCAGCGGTAACGACTATAAGGTTACAAGCCCCCTAAGCGGAAGGCCTATGGCATGGTTTTCTCCTACTCCAACTATGTTTCCAAGTATGATTGATGACTTACTTATTGATAGAAAAAGGGGATTAGATGTTTATAGGGTTAAAACAACACCAACTATTTTATCTAGAATATTTATAGATCCAAACTTTAAGGAAATTGGCTACACGGGATCAAAGATATTAGATTCTTTTGAAGCTTCTGGAAAAAGCGAAAAAGGTATTAATTTTTTACTTGAGTACATGAAAGGCGTCACTGACAGTTCAGGAGAACTAACATCAAATTTTCAAGTACCAATATCAAAAGCTCTAGCTTTTATTGGTGATCAAAGAGAAGGAATGGAACATCCCAGAATTGCTGCAGAGCTATTTATTCCGGGTGTTACCGATGCCGATGAGTTTCAGTCGCTATATGATGCAGGAGCTAAAAACTTTGAAGAAGTTTTAAGGGAAAGAATATCTGTTAAATCATGGACTGGGCCAAATATTTTAGATAAAAAACTATCTGAAAGAACATTAGCTAAAGTTTCTGCAGCAAAATCAGAGTCCATCAAAGCCTTAGAGGGAATAGACGCCGTTACAACAACTTCCGCTAAACTTACTCCAAAAACATTTAATAAAATTATTAAGTCTGGAGATGTTGCAGCATCGGTTATGAGATTTGTAAAAGGATTATAAAAACGCGTAGCCTACGGCACTATAGAAAAAAAAAGCTTTTTTGTATGTACAATAAAAAAAATTAATCTTTACCAAAAAAATACCAGATAATTAAAGCTGGAGTTCCAATAGTTAAAATAAAAAAAACAGTAGATAATGGAATGATAAAAAATAGACTAGTCATAATGATTCAGTCTCGACCAAAAAAGATCCAAGGAATAAAGATTATCATCCCTGCTAGGAATAAGCCAAAAAGAACATCAGTCATAATTTATCTTCCGGGTCATTAGGGAAAAATTTAGATATGACTTTAATGACGACCCAGCTGGCCACCATTATTTCCATTCCTATAAATAGTCCTCTAAAAAATTCTGAATGCATAGAATATATTATAACACATAAATAAGATAAAGTAAGGGGATATACAATATTATTTTAAAATATTATATATCCCCTTAACATTAATCAGCCAAGCATGACCCAAAGATCAAACATCTTGGTTGTCTCATTGTAGAGAGAAGATGATGAAAGAGTCAAGTTGTCTTTTTTGGCGCGCGTATACAAAGATACGCGAAGCGAAGCGAGTTGCTCCTTTGATGTAACGGGAATGTTCACATGGAACCATTCGTTACGATTGGTGATTAGCTCATTATAAATAGTGGTAATAACTGGGTTGCGACGGCGACCCTTACCAGTATTCATGGGAGGCTCACCCTTGATTTTGGTGAGGAGCTTTGTGGGCTCGGCAAGTGCGAACTTGCGGGGATTGGTTTCCAACTGCGTCTCAACGCTGGGTTGAATGGCCATGGTAATTTCTCCTTATGAAAAATATTGTTTTTATTTTTTGTTGTACAATAATATAATTAAATTTTTTTAAGATGTGTAATTAATTCTTGTAAAAGAACTTTAATATCGCTCAAATCTTCTTCAATAGCAGCAATAATCTCAGTAGTAGAAACTAAGTCTTCTAGGCGATTTTTGACAGAATCTAAAGTGTCAGACATATCTTTTAAGTGATCAACCTGTCTTTGAGACTTAATAGCTTCGCCTTGAAGGCGCATTTTTTCATTTGAAATTTTGGCGTTTTCAGCACCATTGTCTCTCCATGTTTTCATGAAATCTCCTTATTAGGAATTAATAACCTCTGTGTATAGAGTATTATATTGATTAGCTAACTTGACTATTTCTTCTTGCGGAGCATTAGAGGCAACAGCCATAGCTAACTGAGAACCAAGAACACCAATGGTCTGCCATTTTTTAATTAAAAAATCAGGAGGTATTGGCTTTGGTTTTTCATATCTTGAAGAATAGTTATTATAAGCCATTAGTTATCCTCAAAGTTTTCTTTATAGAACATAGACATTTCATGATCTACCTGTTCATCGGCAACCATGGTTCCGCTAATATCGTTGTACCACATTCTGAAATATTGTTCAGCAACAAATCTCCAGCGATTAGCTTCTCTTTCCCAATATTTTACATCTTCTTGAGCACGAGAAACTGAAACTTGAAGATCTTGAATAATTGCGTGAGATTCACTCATCACTTGCTCTTATCAAGAAAGTTTTTGATAATAATATAATTAGCAGTTATTAAGGTTGTAGCAAAAAAGAATCCTGTAAAAAAACTCATAGCAACTCCTAGTCTGAATGATATGTGCGATATTTTTTATCTTCTTCATAGGTGCAGGGACCGCACCATGGTTTATAATCTTGGCCAAATTTTTCTTTACGTCTTTGGTACTCAACAGCAGATACTTGAATAAGTGTTTTACATTTGATAAAACGTCTACATTCAAGTTGTAGAAATTCAGGGTTTTCCATAAAAAACTTCTACATAAAAATTCATTGCTGGAGTTATTTGATCACGATATTCACGAGGCATCTTTATATGAGCCATAGCCATGTATAGATCATGAGCTACTTTATGAAATAAATCACGTTCTTTAATTACTAATCTGCATTCGTCGAGATAAGAATCGCGTTCTTTAATAAGAGCATCTCGCTCGTCAAGAAGAGCATAAATAATATCATCTGCGGGATTAGAAGATTTTTCTTGTTCAGGTTCTTCAAATGGTTCACGAAACAAAAGTTCTCCTTTATAATGATTCATAATTATCAGTCATTATATTCGCTAACTAATTTAATAATCTGATTATGAAGATCAGCAAC